TTGTAGTAGAAGCCGATACCGACTTCCAAGCCGTCAATGTCAACGGTGTAATGGTCAGCAGGAGGTGTCCACGGGCCAAAAGCATCGTCCCAAACCACCACGTTGTCACAGATGTTTGTCGCAGTTGCGATCACAGCATAGGTTGTCATGTTCGCTCCTTATGCCGGGAAGACGGTTACGATGATTTGTCCAGCACCACCAGCGCCAGAGCTGCCGCTTGTAGCTCCACCGCCGCCGCCAGCGGGCTGCGTTCCAGCAGAACCAGTAGTCCCGCCAGCGCCGCCATTGCCAGCAAAAGAGGATGTACCCGCTGTTGGGTTATAATATGAGCCCCCGCCCCCGCCGCCCCACACACTTGAGAAAGCGACAAAACTAGCATTTGTACTAGTACCATAAGCGCCGCCACCACCGTGAAAATATGCGCTGTTCTGAGATGTAGTGCCGCCATTGCCAACACTGCCAGCGCCTTGAAACATGATATTACCAGTACTCAAATCATCAGTCGCAATATAGGGTCGGCCCGGATGAGCGCGTGTTGGACTGCCACCAGCACTTAGTTGCCCACCACCACCTCCAGCAGAGCTGCCATCTGCACTACCTCCCGCACCACCATAAGCAGTAATCAGTGAACCAAGAGAAGTGTTGCCGCCAACATTACCAGCAGAATTAGTTGACACTGAAGCGCCACCAGCACCTACAGTAGCGGTTTCGGTTGCGCCAAGTTGAGAAAGCGTAACCCAACGCTCATTATATCCACCGCCGCCAGCCCCCGTTGAAAAAGCAAGGGTTGTGTGTCTTCCGCCAGAGCCACCACCGCCCCAGCACTGGATCAGCACACGGCTGGATGCGCTATACGCTGGCTTTGTCCAAGTGCCGGACGATGTGAAGGTCTGGACGTTAGCTGTACCGCCGCTACCAGCAGCTTGAGACAGCCAAGTCGTGCCATTTGAAGTCAACACGTTGCCTGTAGTGCCGGGAGCGACAACTTGAACAGCATTGGTGTTGTTGCCGAGAATGACGTTGTTGAGCGTCAAGTTGGCAGAACCCGTGCCGCCAGAAGCAACTGGAATAGCAGAAGCCAACCCTGTGATTGTGCCGCCTGTGATCGACACATTCGACAGGCTGTTCGTGCCGTTTCCAATGCCGTTCACGCCATTGACGACAGTCGTAAAGTTTGCGTCAAGCTGCGACAGAGGAATGGCACTCGTCGCTGTAGCGAATGTGTATGTTACGCTAATTGGGAGCGGCATGTTAGAACCTCACTCTGAGTTCGTGTTCCATCTCGAACGTGTTGTAAACCATAGCTGGTGAATTAGATGTTACTGTAAGTCCAAGATATTTGCCATATTGCATAGCATCAGACTTGTACAATGAGTACCCAGAGCTAACCAGCCAACCGATTGTTACAAGGCTGTTATTCTGCCACGGGATCGTAGCGCCAAGATTGTTTGTCCAGCCGAGGCTGACATTGGTCAATGTGTAGGACGGACTAGAACCCGTCTCGCTATCAACTGTGACATTAAGGACACCGCCCTGCGTCAGCGTTGCTTCAATGCCAAACTTGAGCGCCTGCTTAGTGCGGATCGTGTCCTGCATAGGCCAGAGCGCCGTCAGCAAACGGGTCGAAACATTGGCCGTTGAATTGGCATAAGCTCGAATAAGGTCAGTACCGCCTGTGCCGTAAAGGTAGATGATGCCCAAACGCGGGACAGAGGTTGTCCTAAGCAGCGTACCTTGGCTGGTGATAAACCACTTCTTATCGAAGAAAACAGCTTGGATAGGCCGCAGACCAATGACTGGATCGTTGTAATAAAAGTTGAACGCCGCACAGAGAATGTTGTTGATGAGAACCTGACCGCCCGTGATCGGATAAGAGAAGTCAATCAACGGAAAAATGCCGTCAAGGGCATCAGAAATCTTGGTCGTAGTCGCGCCAACCAGCGCGTAAATTCCGTAGTCGTTCATAAACAACACAGAACGAAAATACGGGAAGATTGAGCCGGGACGACGCGAGCCAACCGAGGCCGACACGTTGGTGTTGGTAAAAGTCGTAATGCCATTAGTGCCAACGCGAACATCAGAGAAGACGTTGATGCTATCATCACCAAAGACATAGAGAAAGTTGTTAGCACTCAGCAAGCTATTGATATTGCTGTGCAAAGTGTCGTCAGCCAACGTCAAGTTGCTAGCCGAGATGGACGAGAAATCGTTGTATTGACCAGCAGCAGAGTAAAAGACCGTGCGACCTTGGCTAATCCATACGCGACCTTGGAACGTTTCAAGACCATTGTTGGCTTTGGTTGTTGCAGCAGCCGTAGCTGTTGCTCCATTGCCACCACCACCAGAAATCGTGACGTTTGGATTTGATGTGTAACCAGAACCGGGGTTGGTCATTACAACGCCAACAACCGCACCGCCAGCAATGATAGCTGTCGCAGCAGCGTTATTGCCGCCCCCGCCAGAAATTGTCACGTTGGGGCTTGATGTGTATCCCGTGCCGCCATTTGTAATGGTCACGCCAACCGTATTGTTGGCAAAAGACAAGAAACCAGCCACAGCCGTCGCGTTATTGCCGCCGCCACCCGAAATCGTGACGCTAGGTGTGCTGGTATAGCCAGTACCAGCGTTGGTAATGCTGATACCGCTCACCAAACCAGAGCCAAGAGTAGCTGTCAGATTAGCGCTATTACCGCCACCGCCTGTGACAGTGATGCTTGGAATTGCCGTATAGCCGTAACCGGGGTTCGTAATTTGAACACCGTAAATAGACCCGCCAGCAAGTGATGAAACAACTGCTTGAGCTTGTACGCCTGTTGAAGAAGTCGGTGGGGCGACCGTCAGTGTCGGAAAAGCCGTAAAGCCAGTGCCGCCGTTGTTGATTGTGATGTTAGTGATCGTGCCCGCCGCGTTCGAAATGAACGCAATAGCTGTCGCTTGCACACCATTTGTTTGGTTCGGAGCCGAAATGGTTACAAGAGGAGGCTGTGTATAACCAGAACCGGGGTTAGTGATCCCAATATTGGTAATGCAGCCAACTGTAATAAGATTAGCGCCATCCCATGTGTAATAACCCTTCTCAGGGTCTACGATGGTGGCTCTTTCGTTCTTCCATTGCTTAGAAATGACGCCAGTAGCCGAGAAAGTGCCTGCATTAGCTACTGTCACAACCGTATTGGACGAGATTTTGTAAGCTTGAGCGCTGCCATTAGATTGAAAAGCAAGGATGTAGTCCTCGTTTTCAATGTTGCTGCTATCAATGTGCGTAACAGTATTGGCCCATGAAATTCCGACGTTAGATTGAGACGGAATAACCTTTAGGTTGCCATAGCCAATCGGCTGGATATTCTCAATCCAAGCAAACTCCTCATCAGCAATAGCCGTGCGGTTTGCTTTGGTGTTCAGAGCCTTGAACGCCTTAACAACTTGATAATTTTTCTTTTGTTCGGGCGACTGTGCCATTATGGACCCGTGTTGTAGGCGTTAGGCACTCTACGGGTGAACTGGGTCGAGAGGACGTTCTGAACGAGCTTCTGATACTCGCCCTTGAAGATTTCGCTCTCCCCATAGCTCTGCTCATAATACTTCGCCAGATGAGCGGCAAAGAACGGAACAGGCTGCTGAAACGGCTGAACAATGTCAGTTTCAACGTCAGCAAGCAAAACAAGGTCTGTCGGCTGAACAACCGTGTCTACTTCAATCGTGTAAACCTGATCTGGCGACGGTCCGAGGAAAAACTTCTGCGGTCCATAAGTAGAAAAGGCAATCGGACGGTTGTAATAGTTTTGCCAATAGCGCAACTGGGCATTGAACTGCGACCAAGGCAGATAATTCAGCGGCCAGCGCGAATTGCCCCAGTACAGATTGATATTGATGATGTCGAGCGTCTTCGAGCCGAGGGGCAAAGACGAATAGTCATAGACTTCTTGATCTGTGACTGTCGCAGAAGTCTGGAGTTCGCGCTTACATCCCGTGTCTCGCACAAGCTGGTTGCGAGCGGTATTGATGTATGCCGTCAGGTCTTGGTCAGTCCAGAAATTAGCATTGGCATCATGAAGAAGCCGTCTGACTTGCGTGATG